TTTAACCGATGAAGAAGATCTTCGTTTTTTAGAACATGCAAAAGAAAACCGTTATTATATCGCTTATCTTCTTGCTATTACATGTGGAATGCGTAAAGGTGAAATCTTAGGTCTACAATGGAAAGAGATTGCTGATTTTACCTGACATTACTTTAATGGCACTAAATGACCATCTGCAAAAAATCTCTGAGGAAAAAGAGCGATATGATGAAAGCTATAATGACTACGATTTGGTCTGCCGTTTCAGAAGTTTGACACAGCTCTGGAAAAAGCTTATAAAGAAAAGTGAGGTTCCCGATATTCGGTTCCATGATCTGAGGATTATGTTAAAGCAAGGTATACATCCGAAGATTGTGAGTGAACGATTAGGACATAAAAGAGTAGGCATCACATTGGAAACCTACTCACATATTGTACCAGGACTTCAGGAAACTGCGGTGGATCAATTTGCAAACGAATTATTCGGAAAGAAAAACTTTTGTTAGAAGTTTTCGTTTCTAGGCAAAAACACCGCCTAAATAACCCCAAATATTTTAAGTGAAAAAGGAGCAACAAAACATGAAAGAAATCAAAGCTGAACAAGAATTCAAAGACATCATCGCAAGCGAGGAGCCAGTAGTTGTTAAGTTCTTTACTACATGGTGCCCAGATTGCGTGCGGGTGAAGTAGTACGTTTTATGCATGATTATGCAACGTTGATAATCGTTAATATATAAGGGTTTAGAGGATATATCAGCGACCATCTCCCTCTTACCATTACTAAGAAGTATTCGTTTAGTTTGCATCTTCGTTTGCAATCTGGTTTGCAAACTTGTTAGCACTTTTTTATATTTCTCCTACTACATATACCTTCAGAAATACATCGCACTTAGCTGCTAACTCTTCCAGTTTCTTTTCTCTGTATTTGGTAACCGTGAAAAAATGAATCACTGGCACTTTTCCGTTGTATTTCTGTTTATATATTTTTGTGAACTCTTCGTACTTTTTTAATTTCTCTTTATTTATTTTCATTTTCTGCGAGCGATCTATCTCAACTGCATGAAGTATCCCTTCTTCATCACGGAACTTCACATCTGGTACAATCTTCTTTTTCTCTTCATTCTTTTTATATCGTATTTCCGTTTCAATCTGCCAATCGTCAGGACAAAATAAATACAACCACGCTTCATTACGTAATAATGCATGAGCTAATTTCCCCCTTGATACACCCCTTCCGTCATCACCAAACATGGCATACCCTTCTTTATTGAGATAATACACATACTCTTTTCCTTGCATCGTCTTACTCACATATGGTTTCAAATCACTCATAATTCTGTTTGCGTTCCGTATACCGCCCATATCGTGCACACTCATTAAATGTCTTCTTGTTGCAAACTGCAGCTTTCTAATCGTCGCAAGTATCGACATTTGACGGTTTATTTTCATATGGCTTTGGATGTTCATGTTTTTCCACCTCATATTCTTTTAGATGTTCCCACATGACCTTTTCATCTATATACGGCACTTGCAGTTCTATGAAGTTTTCCTTCATATATATAGCTCTTCCCGGAATAGAAGGTAGATGCTCTAATCCAGACTGATCAATAACTACTTCTGATGCAGTACGAGTTGGTAAACGGAAACCTAGTTTTGCGTTCGCCATTTGTTTTACTACCCTTGGTAATGTATCTCCTGTTGGATACTGTGTACAGAAGACAATACGAAACCCAAGTGCCCCTCCAACACGCGCAATATGACTAAGCATGTATTGGCACTCTTCCAGCATTTTATTATGAGCTCTCGGCAAACCTTTGGCAGGTGCGAGTACTGCCCCTTCATCTACTACAATGAAGTACCGATCTCTCTCTTTTGTATGAACGATATTCTTAATTCCCCGTTCTTTCATGTACTTCCCACGCTCATGCATCTTCTCCATCACTTTCAGTAGCATTCCGTGTGCTTGCTCCGATGTTTCCGCGATTTGTTCGACTTGTTTCAGATTTTTATATTCGCTAAATTCAAGACCTTCCTCTTTTAAATCAATCATATAAAAATGTGCATGATTGGGATTCGCTACTGATAAAGAAGCAAACAGATTTTTAAGGAACACGGTTTTCCCCATACGAATTAATCCACCAACAGCCATATGCGGCGTTTCATCGAAATCATGATAGATAATTCGTTCTAAACTTTGGCCAACTGGAACAAGCCATTTCCCTTTTGTTACTAAGTTCATAGACCATGACCAATTCTTTCGAATTTCTCTTCTGAACACACGAATGTTCAATTTATAATTATCATACTTGATCCGTACCGGCTTACTTAATCCCTCACTCACCACATCTTCTACCTTCTGAATAATTTTACTCGGTATGCCAAGTGGTAAGGTATATACATACGTCGTACTACGATCATCATCGATTTGCTTTTGGAACTTCGGGTATTGTAACTTTTCTTCATTTGTTCTTTTAATCGCAATACCAGCTACCTCAAAAAACACCTGTATCTTTCGCTTATCATCATTTTTACTTTTGAACTTTTCACCGAATAATGCCACTGTTAAACCTGCAGCTGGAACAAGTAATAATTCAATCATTTTCTCCACTCCCCATATACCCTTTATAAGGGTATATATCCCTTATTTTTGGAAGGCTCCCGTACATGCTTTATGTCAACGATCAGTAAATGTCCTACAATTCCATGTTGGTATTCCCTTATAGAAACGCGAAAAGAACATAACGTAGAAGATACAAGAACGAGCCTGCGAGCGTTGTGTACATGGTCATACGTGGAAGCCAATGTGGAACACTCTGCCCCATTTTCTCTGCGACCTTCAACGTAATAACTGACAAGCCAGTTGCCGTCCATACAACTACCGCTTCTCCTACGATTGTCATTTGAATCCCTCTTTTCTAATAAGTTGAAATCCCTTCGAAGTCATTACCGGTTGATACTCATTAATAACATCGCTCCACTCCAATACTTCATCCTCATCTTCATATAAATCATCCATAATATCGTTAGATAAACGGTAATAGCCTTTGTACTCACGATTATCAAAAACCTCATGCCTTTCCATGTGGTCCACGATTGCACTTGTTTCTTTCTTACCATTAGGACCTCTATACATATTTCTTAGTTCTCTTGATGGATACAGGTAAGGCGTTTCGTTTAAGTGTGAATATTGCCAACGCATGCGCGCCCTCTCCCTTCTTGTTGACCTCGATTCCACTTGGTATTCCTCGTGGTCTTGATAAAGGTATATGACCTGGAAAGGAGGATTTTGCCTGTCTATCCAAATTTAATTATGATTTTTTTATAAATTTAATTTTGAAGGTGATTTGTTATTCGGTACGGAATAACTCAACAGGTGATGAAAATGATTATACTTAGAAGTAAAATCGGGGACTTATTAAAGAACAGTGGATTAAAAGGAAAATGGGTTGCTCAGCAATTAAACATAAGTCAGAATCAAATGAGTAATTATGTAACTGGTAAGTCTTATCCGCCAGTAGACAAAGCATTTGAGTTAGCGAAAATATTCGATTGTAGGGTCGATGATTTATACGAAGTACAAGAAAAAGACCCTGCTGATTAATTACTAGCAGGGTTTAGCACGTATTGAGGTAACGGATGTCCCTCAATAGATTCCATATACATTTCAGCCAATCTCGATCCATCGATTAGCTGTACATTCAGTTCTTCAGCATAGTGCTTTGCATTTTTTGAAAAGCCACCTGTTGATACTACATAACCGCCTTTTGCCCCTCTTTTCGCAATGTTACTATGCACCAGGGCAACTGCTTTATAGGACATGTCACAACATAAACACTTGACCTGGCCAAGATATAATTCGCTGTTTACTGTATGTTCAAAGTCTACACCGTAATCTCCTGAAGCTGTCGTCACAAATGCAGCTCCACCATAATATTTTTCAATTACATCTGCGACAAAAGATTCAAACTCTAATGGTGTTTGACGGATAAATACTGATGAGCACTTTTCATTTTCTTGTGGCTTCATAAATCGATAATAAAGTCCCATTGCTAAAGTACGTTTAAATTCCTCATCTTTATTAAAACGAGCGATGAGTTGGTATAAATGATGGTCTTTTCTTCTCTTATAGGCATACCATGAAATGTAAAGTATACCTGCTATTATTAGAAAAGCATATAACATATACGCACCTCCTTACAGGTAGTATTTCTTACAGAAACTTTTTTATTAATTCCCTTCCTTGTAAAATCATTTGAATTATTTGATATAATTGTTTTTGAACTACTAATACATATTCAGGGGGGGACACTATGCAGAAACCGTTTTATAGTCAGTGGTGGTTTTGGGGAATGGCCGCTTTAGTAATTATTGCTGTAGTTGGTGGGAAAAATAGCGTTCAAAAAGAAGAAGTGAAAACTGCTTCTACTGAACCTAAAAAAGAGGTTAAGCAAGAAAAAAAACAAGAAATTGCGAAACCTGAAGTGAAAAAAGCAGAACCTATGAAAATAGAGAAAAAAAATGAGGAATCAAATGTTGGAAATCGTTCAAATCCTTTAGCTATTGGGCAATCAGCAATTTTGGAAGACAAGATTTTTGATCCAGCAACTTCAAATTCATATGAGGCAAAAGTTGAAGTTTCTATTAAAGAGATTATTCGTGGTGAACAAGCATGGAAATTAATTCAAAAAGAAAATCAGTTTAATAAAGCACCAGCCGATAATATGGAATATGTTTTGGTGAAGGTAAAAACTAAAGTAGTCGATGCAGATACAATTGATTTCGCTTATCATTCTAACGATATTATCAATACAGAATATGTTTCTGAAGATGGAAAAGTATATCAAATGGATACGGAACATCAGCCAGTCATTCCAACACCATTAGGAAGTGAAGTATTTAAAGGTGCTGAAGCTGAAGGATATTCTGTACAATACATACAAAAGAATGATGACTTCAAATTCGTATATCAAACAATAGGCATGCAAAAAATTTATTTTAATACTAAATAAAAAAAGAGCCGCCCAACAGGACTGCTCTTTTTCACTTCACATACACATAGGCTTCATTAGCTGTTACATAGTATGTTGTTCCTTTACTATTGTGTACTTTATATTGTGACGATCCATTGACACTTACTTTCGCATCAATTGTGAATCCTAACCCTGCATCTACAGAACCAGCAACATCTTTATCCTGCCAAGATGGAACATCATAGAAACGTAGATTGTTAACTTTAGAAACAACACGCTTTCCTACAATAGAAGAATCCACTGTACTTTTCTTATCAAACTTCACATAAGATGGATCGTTTTTAATCCATTGCTCACCGCCAAGGTTTAACCAACCATCCCTTTCGCCCCACACAATATATAATTCTGGTTTATTTAACTGACGAATCTTCGAATAGCTTGTGCCTGGTCCTTTACGTAAGTTAACGTTGTAGCCTTCAATATAAGCGATACCATCTGTTACAGCTGTAGGAACTTCTGCTGGTTTAGACGGTTGCTCCGGAACCGAAATATCAGAGTTATTATAGGCACGTTGTACATCAGCTCTAAACTTCGCTTCAGAAACACCGTGACTACGTAAATAATCAAGAGGATCTTCGTGATCTGTACCGCCTAAATATTTTGTCACATCATAGTGAGTCCATAATCCTTTTTCTACAGATAGCCCACGATCACGTAAGATTTTAGCTAGTAACTTCACGTATTTATCATAGGAACGCTTGAACTTCTCATAGTTTGCTGTTTCGCAAAGTTCCACATGGACGAATCGTTTATTTGCTCCTGTTCCGGCTCCATAAGCAATGTATTTTGTATCTGCGATTTGAATCGTCTCGTTCCAATCCACTGCAAAGTGAACAAATGCGTTTCGCCATGTACGAGTTTCATATTTTTGAATATTAATAGCCGGAGCTTCTGGAGTTGCTGTAGAATGAGCTACTACTCCCTCATATGCACCTACGCCATAACGATATGGTTGTTTCGGTAAATCAGGAATAATAAGCGTTCTATCAGCAAAAGCGCTTGTTGCAACGGATAAAGTTAAAATAACAGCAAAGACTACAGAAGAAATATGTTTTAATGCTTGTTTCATTTCGCATCAGCATCCTTTTTCATAATTTTTGTGTGGTCAAATAATCCACTCGCTGACAGTCCAATGATGATCCCTTGAAATATGTTTGTTTTGATATCTCCGCCCAAAAATAAAACGCCTAGCACAATGCCAAGCGTTAAATTTAATAACGGAATGTATTTTGTTTGTACTCCAATTGTTTTCGCAATTTGTGATAGTCCTACAACAACACCAATTATTACCGTGATTTCAAACATTACATACCACCTCCCTTCAATAAGAAGGTGAGAGCTGCCCCGATAATGCCACCAACAATAAGGCGTAAGATCCAGGTAGTATTTGCGCTGATTTTATCTAACTGTTTGTTGATATTATCAATATCTTTTTCATTACCTGTAGTACGCATTTCTAAGCTTTTAATCTCAAACCGTATTTCTTTAATTTCTTGCTTCATTTCTTGCACATCATTTCTTACATCTTGTAACCCTTCCACTTTGACCACCCCATTTCAAAATAAAAAGAGAGACAGTTGTTTGTCCCTCTTTTGTTATCTAAGCCGTATTTTATACAAAATAAAAAAGCCTGCTTATGCACGCTTGACTTTTTTCTTAAATCATAAAATTAGCAACCATATGCACGGTAATATTAGTACCGCTAGGAAGGTTGTTTACAAAAATATTACCACTACTTTGTACTGTAACCTCACAAGAAACTGTTGCATCACCAATAGCTATACTCGTAAAGGCAACATCTTGTGGTGGGCGACACCCCACAGGAAGAGTAGCAAATGTAGTAACATTTTTAGGGTTTCGTATGGATCCAATTACATTAACGATATCACCATTTCTTTTATATTTTGGAATTCTATCGGCTACATTTGTAACACCTGTTGTATTTAAAGTTGTCCAATCGATATCACCACTTTGTTTAACCGTTCCTTCTACCGTTAACTTTTTCGTTTTTACTTGCACTTCATTCATAGTAGAACCGTTGTATCCAGTTAAAAATAAATTTCTAGCTTGATTATCTAATGTTCCGCTCTGGATATAGTTCATATCATTAGTCGTTAAGAATCTCATTCGCCCTAATGCATTTGCGATTAGTAAAGGAGCATCATTTCCAGTATGTTCAATACTAAGAGGACCAGACATGCTATCTCCTATTTTCCGAACAAGTTGATTTGCGTTAATTGATGCTACTAAATCAGCAATTTTCTTATTTGTATCATCAATTATTTTCAGATAGCCTTCCACACTTGCTAGGGCTTCATCAAACTCTGAAATGTAATTCTCTATTTTTATATTTCCTTCTTTTACATCTCGCCTTAATACAATTCGTATGTCTGGTGTACTCATTCGTTCTGCGCTTTTTTCCATAACAAAATAAGCCGTCCAATCATCCGATGTGGAAACAGCTTGAGATGTAAACGTATATGAAAACACACCATTTTTTGCATCAACTATTTTGGCATCATCTCGTACAAATTTTCCGATTTGATTAATCGCTTCATATTTCACTGCATACCCTGTTAAATCAACAGGTTTCCCTTGTTCTCTTACATATACAATCATCTTCAATCCATTCTTGTCATTCTGACGAGAACGAATTGTTTTTGTAAACACAGGATCTGCTAAATCTATAATAATTTCCTCATTTCGCATGACTACACCTCTTTCTAACTATTCCTTTTCACGCGTCTAGGCGGTCTTCTTTGGCGTTTTACTTTGTTCCTGTGTTTTATGTTTCCTTTCGGTTGTATTGGCTCTAATTCTTCGAGTCTAGCATCCGTTTTTGTAACGTATTCTTGAAATGCTTTAACGTGTTGTGAACCCATTGCATATAAACCAACACCATTTTCTTTTGATTCATCAGGAAGTACAATTCCATAGTGAGTTGGAATATCGTTTGTTGTAATGACTGGATCGCCTTCTTTACGGTTCATACGCATATCATACAGTTGGGCCATTTCTGTTTTAAGGTTATATTGTTTAATCTCCCAACCCATTACCTTCTCTAAGGCATCAAATTTAATGTCACGTATATTTGTTTTATATTTTTTTTTAGACGAAACTTTAAAATCAGATGCCAAAACACCATTAAAATAAGTGCCTAATCCACTTTTCACCTGCAAATATGTGCTATCATAATCCTTGTTATTCCGTAATAAGACACTTTGAAATACAAGGTCACTGTCCCCACCGGATGAAGTACCTACACTAAGTATTCGATTCCCGTTTTTATGAAAATAACACGTTTGTCCTACAGTGACATACGTACTACCTTTTGAACTTTCAAGAAAAAGATTTTGATTACTTTTCAAACTTGCATAAGAATCTTTTGATTCCATTTGTAAGCTTTGATCTGCTTTAATGTTTACATGTCCATTTTCATTAAACCCAACAAGCGCTGGAAAATAAGCTTGTGTCGGGTCATTATTTTCATACCCTCTAGATATTCCAATACCACCCGACTTGATAGAACCTCCAAGCTGATAAACCAATACTGCACCTTCTGTTGCTGTTGAATTATTGTCGCCACCTAATACAATAGTGGGTTGCATTACATTTTTGTTATTTATATAATATCCAATAAAAATTCGAGTGATGTAAGATTCCATTAACCGAATAAATTGTTTGGTAATAGAAACATAATTGGAATCATTTGCAGACCTCAAAGTGGTTCCCGATATTTCTCCACCCCGAATTAAATTTCCATTCAGTACTCCAGTTGTAATAAAATCTGCAACAATGCGTCCGTCTTTTGTCATTGCTATTTCATAAGGCCCATTTACTCCATTTGATGAATAACCTAATCCATTTATGTTCCACTGCCAAACTTTTGTGGCTGTCATTTCATTTTTTGTATCCATAATTAAAATCCGATCAGGATATACACGTACATTTCCACCAAAACCAGAATTAATAAGTTTTGTTGCATTTTCTTTAGCCGCATCAAGTAAAGATCCTGGCATATTTGATAAATCTTGTTGAACTTGATCTAATTTACCAGACATGTCCGTAAAAGATTCTTTGAAATTACCGATGGTTACATTTATATATTCTTTTTTAATTGGATCATATTTATATGCAATTACTTTCGCTTGAACATCAATACCGTCTTCCAAGTGTTGAACAGTAACAATATCGCCCATCCAAACACGCTGCAAAATTTTATACTCTTTATACTCCTCTGTTTGAGACAATTCTTGAAATTCAACCTTATATGTTGCTTTCGGTTGATCTACCATCTGGATATCAAACAAATCTTTAGCGGCTTGACGTAACCTTCTATATGCCTCTTCTAAAGGTACTGCATCTTCATCATTAGCATTTTTACCGATGGCCGCTTTTATATCTTTAAATTCAACAACTCGTATTTTTGGATGCGGATACTTATTAATCAGTGGGCTATCTACATATTTTTCTGGTAACAATAACCCATCAAACCCTTGTGGCATAATTTTGGTAGTAGGACTTTTCCAGTCCACACTTCCTTCATATCCTAACAAATCCTTTTTATGTCGAATAACTACCCCTCGATTAGTGCCTCGACTTTTCAGCATCTTAACATCAAAATTGTCTCTTTTTAATTCCCCACCCCATCGATTCACATATGAGTTATCTTGACTCGTATCTAGTATTGCTTCAACTGGATTTTTTCGTACAATACGTGCCGTTGATATCTTCGTTATATCAGAATAAAAGGTAAAGGGATGCTTATATTGACACCCTGACGATAACCTAGCCATACCTGCACTACCATTCGTGGGTTGAATGAATATATCTTCAATTAAATTTTCCGTTAAATCATAAAAAATATGGTAACAAACCGCTTTAATTTCTCCCATACTCACTTTAGGAGTTACCACGCGGAATAATTGATTTCCATCAGGAGTTGGAACTTTTATAATGCTCATCCCATCAATTTTTGTTCCATATGGAGCAAATAAAGGATAATTGAAATTAAAAACAAATAAACCGTTGAGTTCTTCCTCAACAGTTGCACTGTAAATATGTTTATCTAGAACACCAATTCCGTTATGCGTAAAATCTGTTTCATTTGGTTTATATAAAGTAATCATTATTTATATCTCCATCTTGGTCGAATTGAAATAGATTGAATTGCTCCTGACCACTCTATTTTATTTTCTCCTATTTGAAATTCTGGAAAATCACCAATCATTTTATCATTCATTGGTACTGTATCACTGTATGCCTCTAATATTTCTGAATCTATTACGACAGAACCATTTACATCTTTAATCTGAAAAGAAACACCATTAATAGTAATTCGAAATGTCCCATTCCCTACAATCCATAACTTTGGAGCCGATTCCATTGTACCCGGATTATAAATTGATCCAGGAGCATTCAACATTACGTTTACATCTTCCGTATACTCAAACGGATCGAGTGTAAAATCGACTTCAAATTCACCGTGCTCTTCAATTTCATTTACAATATCACCTATTGCAACATGTTTAATTTTTCGATACACTTCATCGTCAGTAAAATATAATGTCTTTCCATTCATCAACCAAGCTTTCATACGTCGAATTAATGGCTTAATATTCTCTTCTTCAAGTAAATTGAACTTCATTTTAAAAGGGACGTCTTTAAACGCCCCTTTTTTTGTAAGTGAACCATGTCTACCCGGTACTTCAATATGTTCTACTTCTTGTTCTGCTGTAGGAATAACAGGGCGTTCTACCATACATATTCCATAGTCACTTGCTAACTGATTATCGATACCTATGTCTAGCAACCTAATTCCTCCCTATCCCTATTTTTACAATACGTCCACGTTCAGCGAACCAGTCATTTGCTTTTTCATACATACGATCAATATCGCGTTCATTATTAATTGTGTTATAAAAATTCATCTCTACAGGACCATTATCAACTTGTTGAACAATCGGTTGAGATGTTCGTGTCGCTAA